CCAAAGCCTAAAGCTAAAACAAAGCCAAAAGCCGAGGCTAAGCCTGCTGCGAAATCAGCAGTTAATAAAGGAAAATAGTTATGAATAAACTATTTAATTTAACGTCTACTTTCAAATCTCACGAAACCGATGATGGTTCTGTGATGATTCGTGGTATGGCAAGCACTGCTGATTTTGATCGCGCGGGTGACTCGATATCTGCTGAAGCTTGGACAAAGGGTGGACTTGCAAATTTTGAAAAAAATCCAATTATCTTATTTAATCACGATTATGATAAGCCAATTGGTAGAGCCACAGGTCTGAAAGCCGGACCAGATGGACTAGAGTTAGAATGTAAGATTAGTAAGGCGGCGCCTGCTAATGTTGCACAACTTGTTAAAGACGGTGTTCTTGGAGCCTTTTCTGTTGGTTTTCGAGTCAAGGACGCTGATTACTTAAAGGAAACCGACGGACTAATGATTAAGGACGCTGAGTTGTTTGAGGTATCAGTAGTATCTGTACCATGCAATCAGTCAGCTACTTTTTCGCTCGCGAAGTCTTTTGACTCAGATAAAGAGTACGAAGAATTCAAAAAAACTTTCACAAATCGTGTAGATCTAGCCGGTCAGTCTCTGGCTAAAGACGAAGTTAATACTTCTAGCGTAGCTAGTGACACACCGAAAAGCGCGGAGAAATCCGCAGATCAGGAGATCAAGATGGATAATCAAAACATCGACTTGGAAGCTTTTGCAAAAAAAGTAGCAGAAGACACTGCCGCTAAGATTGCTATGAAGCAAGCCGAGCAAAAAGCAGCTGATGAAGCTACCGCTAAAGCAGCTCAGGAAGCCGAAGAAGCGAAAGCTTTAGAAGCACAATCAATTAAAACAGTTATCAACTCTGGTGTTGAATCAGGTGTTGAAAAACTTATGTCTGACGTAGAAGCAAAACTTTCTGAGAAAGATGCTTCTTTGCAAGACGTTATCGGTTCTTTCAAAAAAGAACTTGAAGAAAAACAAGCAGAGATCGAAGCTATGTCTAAAAGCAAGCGTTCTTTCTCAGATCGTGGCGCTGATCTAACTGCATTCGGTAAAGACTTCCTAGGTGCTCACATTCTAGGTAAAATTACTGGTAAAGGTTATGACACTGATTATGCAAAAAGCATCATCGAAAAATCAGGCGTAACTTACACAGGCACTACTGGTGACAATGGCAGACTAGATAGCATTGTTAGTACTACTTTTGAAGAAGAAGTACGTTTAGAGCAAAAAGTTGCTAACTTGTTCCGCGAACTTGCTGTAAACTCAGGTGCAACAGTAATTCCTACTGTATCTGACACTAACCTAGCGAGCTTCTCTAATGGCGGTATCGGCAACGGTATTTTAGAAAATGAAACTCAAGTAGGTGGTAACCAGTTCAACATGGGTACTGTAACTGCTTATGCTAAGCGTCTAATCTCAGGTACTTATATTCCTGCAGACACTGATGAGCAAACTGTAGTAACTATTTTGCCAATGATTCTTTCAGCTCTAGCACGTTCTCATGCTAAAGCAATCGATTCAGCAATTCTATTCGGTACAGGCGATACAGACTTCACAGGTCTTGTAGGTCATGACGGTAATGATGGTTCATATTCTAGCGCTGGAGCTGGTGGCTTCGCTGGTGGTAACACTGGTAGTTCTGCTATTGGTAGTGATGCTCTAGATGCGGGCGACCTTCTTGCTGCTCGTGGTCAAATGGGTAAATACGGTATTGATCCTTCTCGTGTTGCTTACATTGTAGGTACTGAGAAGTATTATGACCTGTTGAACTCAAGCACTAATGACGGCTTCTCTGATATCACTGAAGTTGGTAGTGATCTAGCTACTAAGATTACAGGTGTAATGGGTTCTGTTTACGGTTCTCCAGTAATTGTATCTGATCTTCTTGCTAATGAAGGTACTACTGATACTGGTGGTAACACTGGTGGTTCAGCAGCTGACCGTAAAGAAACTGCAGCAATCGCTGTAAACATGGACTCTTTTGTGATTCCTCGTTTACGTGGCGTGAATATCGACACTGATTTTGAAGTGGCGGCACAACGCACAGCAGTAGTTGCTACACAATCTTTGGGCTTCACTAAAGTACAAAATGGTGCTGGTGTTGCTAAACGTATTACTTACTAAGAAATACACTTTTAAGACTTCGGGGAGGTTCGCCTCCCCCAAGTTTTTACTAATGGACTTATAGACTTATGACTAACTTAATAAATTTGGAAGAATATAAGATTGCCGAAAATATAACCGGCATGAAAGAAGATAATCGTTTATCCGATTTAATTACTTCTGTAAGTCAATTAGTAAAAACTTACTGTAATAATAGTTTTTTAGATTTTCATACTGCCTCAAAAACTGAGCTGTTTGATATTAATCACAGAGAGTGTTTTGTACAATTATCAGAGACACCTTTACTTGTGGTTTCTCAAGTTTCTGAACGTAGTAATCCTACTGCTGATTATGTGATTTTATCAGAAAATCAAGACTACTATGTAGATAGAAATACAGACAGTATTTATCGAGTAAGCGGAACAATAGACAAAGCATTTAGCGCAGGAAGAGGCTCTGTAAAAGTTATTTATACTGCGGGATATTCTTCTACTCCCGAAGATTTAAAACTTGCAGTAATAGATCTAATAACCTATTACCACAAAGACCACCATAGAACTGCCAGACAGACTATCGCAGGGGCAAGTATACAAAACAACTCTTCTTCTAGTCAAGGTAACAATGTTTCGTTTCCTGACCACATTAAGAGGGTTTTAGACTTATATAAGAATTTCTAATGGCTGTAGCAGACACTAAAAAACTGCTAAAAGGTATGATAAAGGATCTTAATGATGCATATGCTAGAGGCCAGTTAGATAGTTTTAGACAGATTGTAACTTTAGAAGCAGATAATATTGCGGAAGCATGGAAAGAGGGGTACTCTAATTTAGTAAACTCCACAAAACATAAAAATAGAAGCTTTCCCGACATAGACAGTATTGATTTTAAAGAAGCCGTAATGAATAGTTGGTCAGATATAAGAACCTCTATTGAAAACACAAAAGGCACTATTCGACACTATGATGCTACTACTATAGTATTCAATGAAAGTAAAATGACTAAAAAACTATATGACGCTATAAAGTCTCATATGGTTGATTTTGTACAAGAAGTTGTAGGGGATTACAAGCTAACAGGCGCAAAAGAAGAAGCAGAACTAAATGGAGCCCCCTCTAAAGACATACCAAAGTATGCAGGTAGAAGTGATGTAGGTATAATTAAGAAAGGTACCCACAGACTTCATAAAGGTAATACGGCAGTTGGCTCCGCTAGACTTGCACTTAGTTTAAAGTGGATGTCTAAAACCAGATTTTTTAAATCCTTCTTAACTTCAAAAGAAGCAAAGACAATACAAGATAAGTATGGAGATTTGATAGCAACATGGGAAACAAAAGGTACTAAGAAAAGAGGTCTCAGACTATCAGTTGATGAAGATATTAAAATTTTCGTAGGTGCTGGCGAAACGAATAAGCCCGGTGATGAGCCAGAGGATTTTTCGAAAATATTTAAAGAATTAAAGAAAGCAGTAATGGCCTGGGCTAAAGAGCAAGAACTAGCAGGCGTGAAAGGAAGTGTTAGCATTAAAGATAATGCGATAAATGTAGCAGAACATACAGTAGTTACAAACTTAAAAACAATCTCTGGATCAAAAGTAAAAAATAAAACAAAAGGTAGCACTAGAGACGCAAAGAGAGTATCTATTTCTGAAGCTGCAAAAAGCATGAAAGGCAAAGTAAGGGCAAAGGGAAACGTAAAAAGACGAAAAAGAAGAGTTGCAACTAAAAGAACTCCGGCTATGCAACCTTTACATTTAATAGGATTGATTAACAAAAAACTTCCAGAGACAGTAAGAAAAAATATGCAAAATCCTGGATTAGAAAATCAAACAGGAAGATTTGCAGAAAGCGTAAGAATAACAGATATAGGCACTACAGCACAAGGTTTTGCAAGTATAGGTTATACTTATAGAAAGGATCCTTACCAGGTCTTCGAAGATGGAAGAGGAGTAGCACCTTGGTCAAACGGACAAAGAGATCCTAGACAACTAATTGATAAATCAATACGAGAAATAGCGGCACAATTCGCAATAGGGCGATTCTACACTAGGAGAGAGTGATGTCAGAAAGACAATATACAACTAGACGAACTGGTATAGTAGATGCTCTTGTTGAGAAAATAAAGCTAATTGATGGTACAGGCTTTTTCTTTAGTGATTTAGACAAAAACGTCTCCCCCAGATTAAGATTTTGGGACGAAGTTGAAGATTTTCCGGCAGTTCATTTAAATGCAGGATCTGAAACTAGAGAATACCAAGCAGGGGGATATAAAGATAGGTTTCTTTCTATAACACTACGTTGTTACGTTAGAGAAGAAGATCCTGTAGTAGCTTTAGATAAGCTACTAGAAGATTTAGAAACAGTTATAGAAGAAAACGCACGATTAGAGTACAAAGATAAATTAAATAATGTCGGATATACTCAGCAAATCACTATTGTTAGTATTGATACTGACGAAGGTGTACTTGATCCCTTAGGTGTTGGAGAAATGCTTATAGAGGTTCAATACTAGAAAATACTGGCACGAACAAACGTTCACGACCAGCCCTTTTCAAGAAACATAGGAGAAAACTATGACAGACAAATTGCTTTTTAGCAGAGATACAAAAGTCTTTATAAAAGTTCTAAATGCTGATAGTTATTGGCGGCTGGATGTTTTAGATGGCTTTTCGTTCTCTCAAGCTACAAATGCTGGAGAAATTACCTTAAATGAGATGACAAACGTCTCTGGTTCTTCCAGGAGAGGTAGACAGATGTTTAATAATTCCATTGCTCCAGCAGAGTGGAACTTTTCAACATATGCTCAGCCTAACACTAATGCTACTGGATCTGGCGACACGCCTTTATGGGCTCTTCTTGCAGGAGAAGCTAATAATATGTCCGGCAACGATTTTAGGTCTGCTGGAAATGTTGCATATACTACTGGAAGTTCTGATTCTTACGATATTTCATTCGCAGAATCAAACAAGACACAGTTAGGTACTGCTGATATATATTTTGTTATGGGTGTACCGAATATTGATAATGCTCAACCTTCTCAACACCCTGATGTAAGTGAGATTACTGCCTATAAACTTTCAGGTTGTTGTGTGAATGAAATAACAGTTGATTTTGATTTAGAAAATTTAACAATAAATAACTGGTCTGGAATGGCTAAAAAAATTGAAGAAGTTTCTGTACTACCGGCAGCAGGAAATACGTCAAGTGCTTATGAAGAAGATCAACTTATGTTATCTGCTAGTACCATTAGTATAGCTGATGGATCTGATGGAGCGCACACTATAATTGATTATTCTACTACAAATACTAAGTTTATTAGAAATAAACTAACAGAGCTTAGAGCAGTACAAACAGATACAGAAACCAGTACTGAAGCTAGAAGAAATCTATTAAGTAGTTTATATCCAACAAACATAGGAAGTCCAACACTTACTACCAATTACGCTACTAGTAGTAGTATCGTAGGCATAGATAATACTATTTCTGCAGGAACTTTAGAAGACTTTGTACTTCTAGGCAGTTCGATTCCTACTGTAACTTCTATATATTTAGGTATTACCCAAACCAATGCGCCGCATCATTTTCTTGAAGTTGATGCTTATTTAAGTGGATCGGGTGTTACTAATCCTCCTGCCACAATCGCAGCCGGAGAGACTCATACATATTCAGTATACGTTAAGAAACCTCCAGCAGGCTATTACAGATATATGTCTTTTAGCACATATACAAATACAAGCGAGTCAGGAGGTGAAGAGGATCATGCTGGTGTTGTTTTTGATTTTGAAGAAGAAAAATTTATCGATAATCCGATTTTGAACGCCAATACAGAAAATCAAATGGCTGTAAAAGTTACAGATGATGGTTGGTATAGATTAGCTTTTACAGCTGAAGCACCTGATGGAATAAACGGTACCGCTACAGGACCTACAAGAGCCTCTTTCCGAGTAGGTACTACTGAGACTAGCACCATAAGTACACAATCTAGTGCTTATAGTCATTTGGTCTACAACCCTGGCGGAGAGACTGCAAAAGTAGCAGCAAACGGAATCTACTTCACTGGTTTCCAAATAGAAAAAGGACATGACGTATCTCCTTTACAGGTTTATAATCCTGCTAGTGCTCCGACTTCAAACACAAAAGAACCCTATAATTTAACAGTTACCGGAGGAAGTATTTCTATTTCAAATAATATAAGTTTTCTTACGCCTGAAACTTTAGGTGTAGTAAATGAACCTTTAGGTCATGTTACCGGAACTAGAACTATTTCAGGTAGTTTTACTTGTTATTTAGACGGATCATTGGCGGGAAGCTCTGATTTATTTTCTGATATTTCTAGTGAAAAAGAAGCAACTAATTCTTTTAATTTAAGTATTAGAATAGGTTCAGGTGGTACTGATGCTAAACCACAACTAAGATTTAATCTTCCTAAGTGCCACTTAGAAATACCCACTCACAATATAGAAGACATTGTTTCTCTAGAAACAAACTTCCATGCGCTCCCTTCTGATTATAATACAGCGGACGAAGTTTCAGTCTCATATTTAGCTGATTAAAGGAGAATAATAATGTCATTATTTTTTAGCAGAAACACAAAAGTTTATTTAGGGGGATACGGAAGCCAGTTCTTTGAAATTCCTGTATTAGAAGGTTTTTCATTTTCTCAAAGTGTAAACTCTCAAGAGATCACTTCTAATGAAGCCGTGTCCAGTCTAGGTAAAACTAAAAGAAGTAAAAAAATTATAAATACTTCATTAGCTCCTGCGGAGTGGTCTTTTAGTACTTATATTAGACCTTTTAAGTCTCTAACCGCAACTTCCAATGGTTGGGAAACTGGTGGACCGAATGGCAGAGTTCACGCTGTAGAGGAAGCTTTATGGGCTGCATTTATCTCTAATGAAGGTCGAACTCTTGCAACAGCAACTAATACGAGCAAATGGGGCGGTAGCATTAATAAGGCGGGAGCTACGTCTTCAGAATTCAACTTTACCGGGTCAGAGGTTTCTCATTTAAAAACTTTCGATTTATACTTTGTAATGAATGATACTCTTAACGACTTAACCCCCAAGGTGTATAAACTATCGGACTGTGTAGTAAATGAAGCTTCTATAGATTTTGATATTGACGGCATTGCAACTATTAACTGGGCAGGTTTTGGAAGTAAAATTGAAGACGAAGGTACATCAGTTCCCTATACTAATTCAAATTTAGTTAATGAAGGTACTACAAGTACCGATAACTTTATACGAAACAGGCTTACATCATGCTTATTGTACCCAAATACTTCTACTCAAGGTGATTTACATTTAACACTAACTGGTGGAAATGTTACATTCTCAAATAATATTTCATATCTTACTCCAGAAAAAGTAGGTGTTGTAAATAAACCAATTACCCATGTTACAGGAGCTCGAAGTGTTAGTGGAAACTTAACTTGCTATTTAGATGCTGGTTCTTATAATATAGGAAATAATGTTGCATCTCTATTTAATGATGCTAGATTAACCGACTCTACAGAACATAGATACGGACTAGATTTACAAATTGGAGGAACTGCCGGTAATACTCCTAGATTAGAGTTAAATTTTTCTAATTGTCATTTAAATTATCCAACCCATAGTATGGAAGATGTTATATCTGTAGATATAGAATTTAATGCTCTAGCAGGCGGTTTAAATCCTACTCTAGATGAAGAGTCGACTGGTACCGGTACGGCTAACATTAATAATATGGAAGCTGTTATAACTTATAGAGCATAATAAGCTTTAAAAAAATATTTCTTGACATTTATGGTCAATTCGACTATACTATGAAATAGAAAATCGAAACAAGGGGTGATTTTCGCCCCTTTTTCATTCCCACATTTTAACAAGGATAATAAAACATGAGCGATACCCCCGTTTCTTTAGCGAGTCTTATGACTCCAAGTAAAACAGTAGATATAGAGTTCCCTGGATATAATGGCATGACAATTAGTTTATGCTATCTTTCGAGAGAAGAGCTTGTAAAACTACGAAAAAAGTGTGTTACTACTAAATTCAGTAAAAAGACTAGACAACCTGAAGAAGTCTTAGAGGAAGAAAAGTTTTTGACTGAATACTGTAAGGGAGTAATAAAAGGATGGTCAGGCTTGAAATATCGATACCTAGAAGAGCTTCTTTTGGTAGATGTTTCAGCTCTTAATGCAGATGACGAACTTTTATATACTCAGGAAAATGCGGAACTGTTAATGAAAAACTCTGCTGACTTTGATACTTGGGTCACAGAAACAGTGAGTGATTTAGAAAATTTTACTGGGAACAAGTAGGCGAAATAAGATCCTTACTTGAAAAATATGTAAAACAGTCGTCCAGTTCAGTTGATATAGACAAATATTTACTTATTTGTGAACAGCTAGGACAAGAGCCAGACCCCGAAAGAATGCCGCTAGAACCTGTGGATTTCCCTGCAGAAGTTCAAGTGGCATTTTTTATATTTGATCTTTTAGAGGATAATTGGGATGGTATGTCTGGAACATATATGGGAAAGATTTGGTCAAATGTAGAATACTTCTTTAAATTATATAGTATAGAAGAGCCTAAAACAACTTTATACATAATGAAATTATATGAAGGCTTAGTAGTACAAGATAGAGCAGAGAAGGCAGAAAACAAAAGAAAGGCAGAGAAAAAGAAATCTGCGGGCGGTGGAAAAAAGTACACCCATAATGTGCAAGGCTAATGGCAAAGAATAAGGTTGAGATAGATGTAAAAGTAGATGATAAAGGCACTACGAAAAAACTAGGCCTTGAATCTAAGAAAGCAGCCAAAGGTTTAGAAGATACTGCAAAAAATGCAAGAACCGCAGATAGAAATATAAAAGGCACTGCTCAAGCATCTTCAAACGCTACAAAAAACTTTTCTAAAATGGCACAAGGTACAGGAGGTCTTGTAGCTGCTTATGCTACTCTGGCTGCAAATATCTTTGCTATTTCTGCTGCTTTCCAGTTTTTAAAGAAAGCAGGGGATCTAAGAGCTTTAGAAGCATCTCAAAATCAGTATGCATCTAAAACAGGTCTCAATATGAAACTAGTAACTAGTAGAATTCAAGAAGCTACAGGTAGTATTGTTAGCTTTCAGGAAGCCTCGCAAGCTGCTGCAATCGGTACCGCTGCAGGACTTTCTCCAGATCAGTTAGAAAGACTAGCATCTGCGGCAAAAAACGCTGCCGCCGCATTAGGTAGAGATACTACCGACGCCTTCCAGCGACTCACTCGAGGTGCTATCAAAGCAGAGCCGGAACTACTAGATGAATTAGGTATTATCATTCGTCTGGATACTGCAACTAAAGAGTATAAAAAGACTCTAAAGGATAGTAGTAGAGAGCTTACTACATTTGAGAAAACTCAAGCAGTTGTAATTGCTACTTTGGAGCAAGCCGAGGAAAAATTTAATGATATTGGAGACAATGTAAATGATGTTGCAAGACTAGGAAAATCTTTTGATGATCTAGTAAAGAGTATTCAAAGAGCCATTGTTGGTCCTGCCGAGTTTATTGCTGATGTGTTTACAAAAAATGTTTATGCTTTATCCGCCGCTTTCGCATTGCTAGGTGTTAATATCACAAAAGCAATGGCCCCAACTGTTGACTTTGGAGATCTAAGTGAAGTAGCAGGAGGTGCCAAACAGAGAATTCAAGGCGCTGCACTACCAGGGTCAAAAACAGGAGCAGCATTAGCTAGCGGAGATTTTTCACAACAAAACCTAAATCAGTTAAAAAGATCAGCAGGAAAGAAAACCTCCACCGTTATCGCTTATTCAAAAATGGAAGAGAAACAGCTTAGACGAGATATAAAACTAATTGAAGCAGAGCATACTCGCGCTATGGCGGTAATGAAAGGAGGCTTCAAAGGTTACGTACTAGGTGCTATTGCAAATCTTAAACTTATGCAAGCTCAGCATGGTATGGTTATGGGCACTTTAAAAGCAGGTGTAGCAGGATTTGCTAGTTTTGCGTCTAAAGCTATGAGTGCTATCGCTATTGTGGGAATGCTAACCCTTGCACTAAGTATGGCAAAAGAGCTTATGAATCTTCTAAAAAGTAAAGAACTAAGAGCTATGGAAGATCGAGCAGAGCAAATGAGAAATAGATTTAGGGAACAAAACGAGGCTCTGACCACTACTGTGGATACTTTGGATAAAGCAGAAACCAAAATGGGTAGAATAGTTCAATATGCTAATATATTTTCGCAGGTCTCTACGAAAGGTTCCTCAAGACTATTAGACGGTGTTATTAGCTTAGAATCCGATAAATTATTTAAAAACGCTATCGGACAAGGAAGCAGGGGTAAGTTTGATGTAGTTACTACTGGGGAAAGGGCTATAGCAAGAGCTCAGAGAAATTTGATAGCAGGAAAAGATGGAACAATAACTGAATTTGCAAATAGCATGATCATTGCTTCAAAAGCAGCAAAAGAAGCGGGCAAGGATACGTCCTCTCTAGACCATAATGTAGGGGAGCTTCAGTTTGCTATGGAAACGCTAACTGATGCAAATTTAAATACAAAAGAAGGTGTAAAGTCATATAATGAAGCTTTAGAGGCTATGAGAGGATTGATTCCTGCGATTGTAGCAGATAAAAATATTCTTCAAGTGTCTTTAGGCGGTGAAAAGGGTGCGGTTATGAGTGTAACTGAAGCCTATAAACAGTATGAGCAAATTGTAGATGGTCTTAAAGGTAAGCAAACTGTTACTACTCGTCTTGTCAACGGTATAAAAGCCTTCTCAGGCTCCTTACAGGGAATGACTTCTATAGCGGCAACAGATACTCTTGGTGGCTTGACTGATGAAAATGCCACTAAAATGGCGGCAGTCTTGGGAATGAGTGAAGAAGATTTCAGAAAACTTACTAAGCAACAAGCCATGGATAAATTCTCAGGAATCGGCACTAATTTGCTAGCAGATCAGTCAAAGCTAACAAAAGGGCCGCAAGAAAGAGCAAAAGCACTTGCAGAGGCACAAAGAACTGGTCTCGGATTTGTAAAACAACAAGCACAAGTCACAAAGCAAATCGGAGATATAGATCACCAAATACTTGAAATGCAGCATCAGAAAAATTTGGCAGCAGCAGGAAAAGTTAAACTAACACAGGATGAGTTAGATAGAATAGAGTCCACAACTGCAGCACTTGAAGCTCAAAAAACAACAATACAACGTAATATGAGCGACATCGGAAGAATAAGTGACGCTCTTGGATCTTCCCTCGAGCAGGGATTAGGAGCTGCATTAACCGGTCTTATTCAAGGCACTATGACTGTAAAAGAGGCATTTGCCTCTATGGCACAAACTATGATTAATGCTGTAGTAAAAGTTGTTGCAGAAATGATGGCTATAAAAATGATTAAAGGTTTGTTTGGTAATACTGCCTTTGGAGATTTCTTAGGGATTACTGCTCGAAATGGAGGTGTATTTAGTGCAGGCAAAGATATGACAGGGTACTCCGCAGGGGGTGTAGCAAGAGGTTCTACTCAAGGATATCCCGCAGTGCTTCATGGAACAGAAGCCGTTGTTCCTTTACCAAATGGTAGATCTATACCTGTGGAAATGAAATCAGCAGGTCAACAAAACAATGTAGTAGTAAATGTGTCAGCTGAAGGACAAACAAGCGTTCAGTCTAGTAATGGAATGGATGGAGAAAATTTAGGAAAAGCGGTAGCAGCAGCAGTGCAGAAAGAATTACAAAATCAAAAAAGATCAGGTGGTATTCTTAGCCCCTACGGAGCAGCATAATGTCATTAGGAATAGTAGATTCAACAACTCAAAATATCTATACACCCGACAAGGGGTTGAGCAGAAATACTACCCCAAAAGTATTAACAGCTACTTTTGGGGACGGATATGAACAAAGAATTGTTGACGGGATAAATTCAATAAAAGAACAATATTCTTTAACCTATAAAACAAGAACAAAAGAAGATATAGATGATATTGTAGCTTTTTTGGACGGAACAAAAGGAGTTACGTCATTTAACTTTAAAATTCCAGATAGCAACAATCCTGGTAATAATAATATAACTACAATTAAAGCAGTGTGTACTACCTATAGCACTAGCTTTGAGTATGATAATTTTTATTCTTTAAATGTAACTATAAAAAGAGTTTATGAACCATGAGTGATTTAATAGCCAGTGATGTACAAGGGCAGGTAATAGATAGCCCTCTTGTAACATTGTATGAAGTAGATTTGCCAAACGGAAGTAAGTTATACTTACATTCCGGATTAGACGAAGATATCACCTCTATAGAATTTAGAGATCATATACTTAATAGTCAGGTAAATACATATGAACCCTTTCCCATACTCGCGGACGGATTTGAACATTCAGCAGATGGTGCTATAAGTAGACCTTCGCTAACTGTAGCTAATGTAGGCAATATCTTTAAACAAGCTCTTTCAGGCTTTAAAAATACAGATCTTGTAGGGCAAAGAGTTATTAGAAGGCAAACTCTAAAAAAATATTTAGTAGGAGAAAGTCCAGACCTGTCAAACCCTCCGATAGAGTTGGCTAGAATGACGTACGTTATTGATAGAATTTCTTCGGAAAATAATATATCAGTAATCTTTGAACTGTCTGCGATTCACGATTTGGAAGGTGTAAAGTTGCCTAGAAGAACTTTAGTAGGAAAATACTGTAGTTGGTCATATAAAGGAGCATCTTTATACGGAAAAGGTGGTTGCCTATGGTCTGCTCGTTCAAAGGCTTTAGATAGCGATGGCACGGTAGGGGATGATGTTACACCTGCTACTGACTTCTATCATCCATTTTTTGATGTAAATAATAATATTCTTGCGTCAGAACACGTAGTAAGCTTAGAGGCAGTATCTGGATCTTCAGGGTCTGTGACTCAGGGGGAGATTAGATACGTTAATGGAGAATACTACCAAGCAAAATATAATCAAAATACTGTAAACGTTGGCGGAAATATTAGTAAGAGCAACAGTAGATGGACTTGGATACGTCCTTATAATGGATGGCTTACAGCAACTAGTTATTACAAAGGGGACCTTGTAAGAAAGAAAGTAACTGTAAATGGCACAACTTTGGATACTGTTTGGATTTGTATTTTGGATCATACCTCTTCCGCTACTAATAGTCCTTCTCTAGATTCCTATATATGGCAACAGGAAGAGCTATGTTCAAAAACCTTAGAAGGTTGTAAGTGTAGGTTTGCCGCAGTATACAAACCCACAAATTCAGAAGGAATATACGATGGGCATAGAGAGGCTCTAATAAAGGGAACAAAACACTTAGGAATAACACTTCCTTTTGGGTCGTTTCCAGGAGCCACAAAGTTTAGATGATACAATTTTTAGAGGAAATAGAGCAACATTTTAGTAGATGTTATCCAAGAGAGGGTTGTGGTGTTTTAGCGGTTATAAAAGGAGATCTTAATTGGTTTGCTTGTACAAACATAGCAGAAGACGATAAAGACTTCATAATTGACTCTACAGAATACATGAAAATTGCACAACAAGGAGATATTGTAGGAATTGTACATAGCCATCCTGATGGAAGCTGCAATCCTAGTGAGCTAGATATTAGGTACTGTAATGCACTAAAAGTACCTTACTATATTTTTAGTTACCCCGATATGAATATGCACTTGCAAAAACCTGAATCTAGTACTAGGCCTTTACATGGTAGGGACTATGAGTTTGGAGTAAATGATTGTTTTGAGGCTATGAGAGATTATTTACACACTCAGAATATTAATATACCGCCTAGATCGGCTTTTGAAGATAACTGGGTTGAAAAGGGTTTAGATTATTTTACAGACGAAATTATAAAAGATTACGGCTATAAAAGAGTAGAAGGTAATATGCAAAAAAATGATGTTATCATATTTTCGGTAAGATCAAATGTAGGTAATCACTGTGGTGTTTACTTAGGAGACGATATATTCTTTCATCATGCAGAAAACAGATTATCCTGCAGAGAAAACTTATACCCATTTTGGAAAAAATATATAACAGGAGTTTATAGATATGCAACGTAGCGTATATTTACAAGGAGAATTAGGTGAGAAATTTGGACATAAATTTAATGTTCACGCATCTTCATGTGCTGAAATTCTTAAATGTATAAATGCAAATAGACCTAATTTTAAGGAATACCTAAGACAGTGTGAAAAAGACGAAATTGCACTTGCTATAAAAGTTCAGGAAGAGCCTATAAATGAAGAAGGTTTAATTATTCCACTTAAAGAAGGAGATGTTTATATATCATTAATACCTGCAGGCTCAAAAGATGGTATAGGGAAAATACTTGCTGCAATCGCTATTGTAACAATAGGTCTACCTTTGCTAAGCGGTCAATTAGGGATGGCTGCTGCTGTAGGCCCCAATATGACGTATGGAGCTATGCTTCAAGCAGGTGCTCAAACCGTAGCGGGAAAACTGGCTATAGGTTTGGCTTCTAACTTAGCCCTTACAGGCATAGCAGAAGTTATGGCTCCTGATCCAGAACAAGATGTAAACTCTCAAAACTATTTGTTTGATGGAGACACTCAACTAATCGAAGAGGGAGACCCTGTACCAGTTCTTTATGGAGAGCTTCGTGTACCAGGTCGTCCCATTGAAATAAATATTATTAACGGTAGTTATACAAATCCTACTTCTATACTAGAAGCCGATGGATCTATAAGTGCTCACAATGTAGAAACCACAGAGCCCGCAGGAGAATAATGTGTCAAATAAGCTTAATGTAACTCTAACAGGAAAAGAAAATCAAACTGTCTCGGTTACTGATATTATATCAGAAGGTCCTATTAAAGGCTTGGTAGACGGAGCTTCCTCCGTATATCTAAATGATGATAGTCAGATAGATGTTAAATACTCTGCAAAACTTTTGGCAGATACAAAAATAAGACTTACATTTACGGCCGGCAGTACTACTGCAACTTTAAATGTCGCTGACGCTATTTCTGTACCTGAAGGAGATTTCACTAAGTATCTTGCTATAAGAAGCGTCCACAAGATCCGGGGTAGTATTAATTACTGGTCCAAGAAAAAAGACTTTTTTACTCCCTATGATACCGCGGCATGGAGTGCCTTAGATAAATCCGGATTTGTAAGTACAAATCCCTTAACTATAGAAACTTATGTTCCTGTACGTTTTGTAAGAAGAGGTGTAATACCTATAGGTGAAGTTAGAGAATACAATGCTAGGATCTATAAGCTAGCGGGATGGAGTAATACTCCTAGAGCTCAGTTTAGCGAAGGCATTTTTGACGGAACAACTTGGACTACTCTAAATCATTTCCAGCCCAGCAGATTCGGTAGGAGTAGTTACACATCTCAATCCGTAGATCTCCATGTAGATAAACTAATTAAGATTTTATCTGTTAGTGGGTCGACAGTTACTTTAGCAGATAGTTGGGATGGTCCTAACGGTTCATACTCTTTTGACGACTTGGGCGTAGATTTTACATCCTCCTCTAATGATATTCTCGATCAAAACCAAAAAGCAAAAAACCAAGGAACAAGTGTACAGTTTAGACCAGGTACTCTAGCTCAATCTACTCTATTTTCTCAAGGTGCAGATTCTTCTGCAATATCTAGCAACCTTAATATACCCCTTCTTCAAGCAACGGGATATGGTGAGGGAACTGCGTCCCCTACAGAACTCGAAGGGCTGTCTTCCTCTGGATATGGACTAAACACCTCACAAATGGACGGCGTATCTAGAATAAAGACTAGAATTAATTATCCTGGAGGTTTTTATGGTATTAATGGAAAAGGTAACGAACAACAAACTTTTATACGATATAATGTAGAAATAGCTATTAAAAGGGAGGGTGATACAAGTTTTGGTAGTGCAGAGTATGAGCATCAAATGACACACATAGGTCTCCACAAAAATGCTACTACTTTTGAAATTGTTCATAATTTGACACGTTTTAGACCTTTTATTGACTTCCAATTAAAAATAACAAGAATAGACTCCGATGAAGATCCAGGTTACAGATGGCTGGGTAGAACACATCATGATTGGACAAATGTTACTAAAGCTTCAGTTTCTGGAACTACTTCTATTTTTGAGGATAGTCTCAACTACCCACTTACAGCCGTAGCAAAAATAGGGTACAGTAGTAGGTATTTTCAAAATTTGCCAGTAAGAACATATCATACTAGAGGAATGCTTGTAAAAGTACCTTCCAACTATGTTACTAGAGAAGAGGGTTTAAATAACGAAGCTAAATATACAAGGTCTCCTTCAACTGGGGAGGATACAACAGTCGATCAAGATTGGGATGGCACTTTTCGAGAGGGGGTCTATACAAATAATCCTGCCTGGATTTATTATGATATACTTACTAATAACAGGTATGGACTTGGTGATTTTATATCCGAATTAGATATAGATAAATATGCCTTATATAGAATAGGTAGATATTGTGATGAAATGGTAGATGATGGAAAAGGTGGAGAAGAACCTAGATATACCCTTAATGTGTACATGGTTAAACAAATGGACGCACTTAAGGTAATAAAAGATCTTGCCACTAATTTTTTGACGATGCTATACTATTTAGATGGAAGTTTAGTTCCTATTCAAGACAGCCCTAGTCGTCCTATCTATGCTTTTTCTAAATCAAACATCATTGACGGAGTATTTAATTACGAGTCCTCGGGCAGTAAAACTAAAATTAATCAATCCATTGTTAAATGGAACAATCCATTAAATAATTATAGAACAGAGTCTTTAATTGTAGAGGACAATGTAAACATAGCAAAAACAGGAAAAATTTTAAGTAAAACTTGTGTTGCTCATGGCTGTACTTCTATAGGTCAAGCAACTCGGTATGGTAAATGGAAGCTTTGGACAGCAAATAATCAACAAGAAATTGTATCTTTTTCTACTGGTATTAACGGTTCCTATATTAGACCTGGCGATGTAATAAAAATACAAGATGCAGATAGACACCAAGAGAGATTTAGTGGTAGAATTTCAAAGACAGGAACACTTAGTACTACAGTAATACCTCTTGACGATAATGTTGTATTAGCCGGTCAATCAAGTTACGA